CGGTGGAAACGTGGAAACATTTCTGGCATGCTTTATGTCTAAAACCGTGGTAGTAACCGTCAATGCCTCGCGGTAACGCTCCTGGTTCACCCGCCACGCGCCATCTCAAGCGCGACGCCGGCCCCGGCCGTCCCAAGGGCAGCAAGAATAAAATCACGCGCGAGCGCTGGGAAAAAGAGGTGCGCTGTCTCGCGCTCAGCAACATCGTGCAGGCGTTCACGGCGGTGCACGGCAACAAGCGCAGCTTCACGTTGAAGGAACTGCGTGCGATGCCGGAGGAGATGCAGCGCGCGATCAGCAGCGTGAAGGTGCGCACCGAGAACCTGACGCCGGGTGACGATGCGCAGGACACCACGATCGAAATTCGGTTGTGGGATAAAACCAAAGCGCTGGAGCTCGGCGCGCGCGCGAACGGCTGGCTGAAGGACAAAGTGGAAATCAGCGCGCCGGAAGAACTCCTCTCGCGGCTGGACCGCGCGAAGCAGCGCGCGCGAGGCGGCGCGTGAGCGTGTGTCACGTCACGCGGAAGATTCCGTATTCGAAATCGGACGCGAACCACGCGGCGGAGCGCTTACGCGCATGGGACGAGGATCCGAAAGCGCCGATCGGTGTGTATCGGTGCATCTATTGTGGTCGTTACCATGTCGGACATAACCGCTACGCAGAGGATGCGAAGCACGCGTGAGCGACACGCAAGCACTTCCCCCGCCCACCGCGCGCGACTTCGAAGCCGAGCTGCACGACTGGTGCGCGGAGATGTATGCGAACCCGCTGGGGTGGGTGCGCGGCGCGTATCCGTGGGGCGAGCACAACGGGCCGCTATTCGCCTATCAGGAGCCCGACGTGTGGCAATGCGAATGGTTCGAGTGGCTTGGGCACGAAATTACGACGCGTCAGTTTGACGGCGTCAACCCGGTGATGCCGATTCGCGGTGCGGTGTCGAGTGGTCATGGCATCGGCAAAGGGGCGAAGGTCGGGATGCTCGTCGATTTTTTGATGTCGACGCGGCGCAATGCAAAAGGCGTCATCACCGCGAACACGAGCACGCAGCTCCAAGACAAGACCTGGGCGGCGATTCAGACGTGGACGAAGCGCGCCATTACGGCGCATTGGTTTGAAATTAATCAGAACATCATGTATCGGCGGGGCTTCCGCGACCAGTGGAAATGCTCGCCGCAGACCTGCGACCCAGACAACTCGGAAGCGTTCGCGGGCCAGCACAACGTCGCGAGCACCAGCTTCTATATCAACGATGAAGACAGCAACGTGCCGAACATCATCCACGAGGTGCAGGAGGGCGGCCTCACCGACGGCGAGCCGATGCAGTTTCTCTACGGCAACCCGACGCGACGCCGCGGCGCGTTCTACGACATCGTGTTCGGCGACTCGGGGAAGCGGTGGAAGACGTGGATCATCGATGCGCGCAATTGCCGCTTTCCGAACAAGGCGCTCATTGCGGAACAGCTCGAAGACTGGGGCGAAGACTCCGACCGCTTCCGGGTGCGTGTGCGCGGCATCGCGCCGAAGGCGGAAGACGCGCAGTTCATTGACAGCCAGCGCGTGATTGACGCGCAGAAGCGACAGGTCGTGGTGCTTGACGATGAACCGCTCGTCGCGGGCTGCGACCTCGCATGGGGCGGAAAAGATAGCAACGTGATTCGCTTCCGACGCGGACGGGACGCGCGGACGATTCCCGCGATGCGCATCCCTGGTGAGCTGACGCGCGATCCGTCGGTGCTGACCAACCGATTGGCGGATGTCCTCGGGTCGTTGCACGGCGGGCGCAAGGTCGCGATGCTGTTTCTCGACTCAGCCGGCATTGCCGGCACCATCGGCGAGCGGTTGCGCGTGCTGGGCTTCCAGAACGTGCGCGAGATTAACTTCGGTGCCGATAGTCCGCGGCCGAAGAAGACGCGCTACTACCGGGACTTCATGTGGGCCGAGATGAAGGAGTGGCTCATTGACGCGGCGATCGATAAGAGCCCGCGGCTGGAGACCGACCTCACGGCGCCTGGCTTGCGTGAGGATCCGCAGCAGCGCATTTGGTTGGAGTCGAAGAAAGAGATGCGGGCGCGGGACGTGGCCTCGCCGGACGATGCGGATGCCTTGTGTTGGATCGCTGGAACGCGCGTGCGCACACAGCATGGCTGGTCCGCGATTGAGACGATCGGGGTCGGTGATAGCGTCTGGACACCGATGGGGTTGCGCCGTGTGGTGTGCCTCCATGAGAGCGAGACCACATCATTAACGACGGTGCACTTTTCGAATGGTCGTGCGCTCTGCGGGAAAGGCGCGCATCGAATTTTCACAAAATACACTGGGTTTGTTAGGGCTGATGCCTTACGCTTGTCATGTGCTGTCGAAACAGATAGCGTGAAGGAGCGTCTCGCATGGTGGTGCTGGCGTCAGTCGTGTATCGCGGCGAAACCTTTCGGCTTCAAAGCAGTGGCCGCTACTATCAATCAGCACGACGTGATGGGTCGGAGCGACTTCTACATCGGCGCATCTGGTCTGACACGCATGGGCCTATTCCGACTGGCGGCGAAATCCATCATCTCGACCATGATTGGGCGAATAATGACACATCGAATCTTCAATTGCGATTTTCTGGCGAGCACCAACGTACACACATGTTGGTGCGGCATCGCGATCCCGTATTTCGCGCCCGTAGCCTTACCGCCTTGGCCGTGGCGATCACGAAAGCTCCAGCATGGCATCGAAGTCCAGAGGGACGCGCGTGGCATCGTGCGCATGGAAAAGCCTCGTGGCGTGGGCGCGTGGCGTTCCGTGTCGCATGCACGAGATGCGCAAGTGAGTTTCTCGCGCATTTTCCGACGCGGGCGCGGTTCTGTTCTCGCGCCTGCGAACAACGTGGATGCTATCAGCGCCAGCGCACGGACCCTCGGATCTGTCTGCACTGCGGTCAGGCGTTTTTGGCAAACAAATATCGAGCGAACCGCTATTGTGGTTACCGCTGTTCAAACGCAAGTCGTGGCACCAATGAAAACCTATAACCTTACAGTGGAGCACGAGCATGTCTACTATGCTAATGGAGTCCTCGTCGAAAACTGTCTGACGTTTGCGCAGAAGGTCGCGCCGGTGAGCACGAAGCCCGCGCCGTCGATGATGGTTGCGCATCGCTCGGCGTGGGGGTAAACTCGGCCGCAGTCCGATGGCGACAATAGTGATGGTCGGGATGCTCGCGGTGGCGTTCGTCTGCTTCGCGGTGATCCTCGTGGCTGCGCTGCTGCAGGGGAGGGACTAGTGGATGCGGACCAGTTGATCGGGGAGTTGCGGGAGCAGCGGGAATCGTTGCGGGCGTATCTCCTCGTGAAGGTGAAGGCGGACGATTGGCATGCCGTCGCCGATGCGGCAATGGACATCCGCGAGATTGAGGCGCAGTTAACGCTGCTGGAGACACTCTGATGCCTGACGCACGACTGGCGCGCACGCGGGACGCTTACGAGCGTCAGGAGCCGCCTCACGAAGCGGTCGAGCGAGCCTTCGACAGGCACACACCTGGATCGATGCCCTGTCCGTATCGCGGCCATCTGCTGTATGACTTCACGCATGCCGACTCTGCATGTCCATCCGGCGCGTTCATGCTGGACTACCGATGATGTGCCCGGTCTGCGCCCACGACACGGCACCGGCCGCCGTCGCTGGCCCTGTCGCGATCTGCGGCGCGTGTGGGTTCACCTGTCACATTGACGAGACCGGCACGGTCACGCGCGCGACCATGAAGCAGATCGATGCCTTGACGCACGATCAGATGACGGCCTTGCGGCGCGCCAAACAACCCCTCCGAGACCGTCGATGATTACGGTCGCCCTGCGTCAGACGGGTTGCACCCTCGCGCACTATGCGACGTGGCCGGAGGTGTTTAACAGCGGCTGGCCGATCGGGGCCGTGGGGCTGTGGCACGGATTCATCTGGGTGCGGACATGGAGCCGGGACGATGCCGATCTGATGATGGCTGAGGCGCGGGGGCTCTGGTGATGAGACGCACGAACTGGAGCACCCATCTGACCTTCGGCGGCGAGGCGCTGACAAGTCGTGCATGTTACGGGCGCCGCGTGGCCGCGACGGACCATTGTGTCGCGATTATCAAGCGGTGCCCGCACTGCCTGGAGACATATGTCGCGCGGCCCGAGCGCCCGTGCCACGACTGTCAGGACGACGCCGATGGGGCGTGAGGCGCGGCGCAACGCGCGCAGCACCGACGGCGGCAAGCCGCGCGCGTATGCCAGCTTCCATCGCTGTGTGCGCGCCGTGCGCACCTTCGGCGATGATGCGGCCGCGTTCAGCCGTTGGCTGGATTCGACGAGCGTCGGGCCGCATCACCGCGCGGCGATGGAGCGCATCTGGGCCGAGCTGCATCCGGCGCCGTTGGTGACGCTGCATACGCTCGACGAGGTGCCGAGTGGCCGCTAAGACGCGCGCCCAGCGTCAAACGCTCGCGACGGGCAAGACACTCGCGGTCGGTAGCAAGGGCACCATTCCGGCCGAAGACCGCGTCGTCGTGAAAGAGCTACAGGGCCGATGGGATTATGCGAAACAACAAAAGGAACCTATAACTCAAGAAGGCAGAATCGATCTGCGTTATCTGACCGGCCACACCTGGGAGACGCAAGACCTCCACGCGCGCACAGGGCGCCTCTCGCTGGAGTTCGATCAGCTGAACCAATACCGCAATCTGCTGGTCAATAGCATCCGGCAGCAGCCGATTGCGATCAAGATCACGCCCGAGGGGAATGGCGCCAACGACAAGACGGCACAAGTGCGCGCGGACCGCATTCGGCAGATCGAATACCTCTCCAACGCCCAGGAAGCTTACACGGCCGCGTTCGAAGGCGCGACCGACCGCAGTTATGGTTACGTCTACATTGACGCCGAGTGGGAGCCGAAGGGGTTCAAGAAGCGGTTGCGCATCAAGGCCGTGCCGAATCCGGATCAGGTGCTCGAAGATCCGGACGCGACGAGCATTACCGGCGCCGACTGGAAGTATCTGTTCTACAGTTATGAGATGAGCCGCGAGGAGTTCAACCGCGACTATCCCGATGCGATCTATAAGCACTACACCGACCTGAGCGCCGATGACTATCAGGACACGCAGGATTGGCAAGGCGTCGACCGCGTGCAGGTGGCGAAGTATTGGGTCGTGCGGATGGAATCGCGCACACTGCTGCGCATCGGCACCAGTCAGACCGATTATCAGGACGTGTTCGAGCAAGACCTGACGCCGCCGCAGAAACGCGCGCTGCGCCTCGGGCGCCTCCAGACGCTGGCCGAGCGCATGGCCGATGTGCCCGTCGTGTGCTCGTATTTGACCAATGGCGTCGAACTGCTCGCGAAACACGGCCAGCCAAAGAAAACCGAGTGGCCCGGCAGTCGTATCCCGTTCAAAGCGTGTTACGGCCGCATCGTCTACACATCGAATGACTCGACACAGCCAGTTGCGACCGGATCGTCCGGCGCGGAGGGCATGGCGCGCAAGGAAATCCTCAGCTACATCCGGCTCGCGCGGCACGCGCAGAAGTACTACAACTACCTGAAGTCCAGCGAGGGCGAGCGGTTCAAAATGAACCTGCTCGTGCCCTATATGGCCTACGAAGGGCAGTTGTCGCCGGAGAATCTGCTCGCCTTGCAGGCGTCGGTGTCGACGCCGGTGCCCGTCGTGCTCGTGAAGCCCACGGCGGAACTCACTGGCGATGCAGTGCTGCCGTTGCCGCGGCGGGAACTCAACACACTGGACGTGCAGGGCTATGAGATTGCGGCGGAAGCGGCGCGGCGGGATATCCAGAATGCGCTCGGCCGGGCGTCAGTGTCGGATCCCCGGTGCGGCACTCGCCATGTGGAATCCGGCGTGGGGCTCCAAGAACTCCAGAAGACGGGCGACCAGAGTTCCTATCACTTCATTGATGCCTACAAGGCGATGGTGCAGGCGGTCGGCGAGGACCTGGAGGAGTTACTGCCGTTCTATGATGATGTGGCCGGGGATATCAGCACGCGCACCGCGAGCGGCGATGTGAAGATGGTGCGCGTGAACGACCCATCGGCGGTCGATGCGAACGGCAAACCCGCGCATCTGCCGATGGACCTCGGGACGCACGCGACGACCGTGAGCACGGGTCCGTCGTTCGATAGCGAGCGGGAAGAAGCCAGCGCGTTTGCCGATACATTGATCGGCAACCAGTCCGTCGACCGCATCCTCGGGCCGCAGAAAGCGCAGGAACTGCTCGCGTTGGCCATCAAGCTGAAGAACGTGGGTCCCATCGGCGATGAGATGGCGGAAATCATCAACCCGAAGCAGGACGATGAGCCGCAAGCGTTGAAACAACACTTAGCGCAAGCGATGGATCAACTGAAAAAGCAGGGCGCGGTGCTGGAGGAAATGCACGGCATCATCCAGGGCAAACAGATCGAGGCGCAAAACAAGCTGGACATCGCGAAGGAACAGAACATCGCGGACCTCGCCAAGAGTCGGCAGGATGGCGACGTGCGCGTGAAGGTCGCGGAGATTCAGTTCGCGAGCGCGGTCAGCGTGGCCGACATCAAGGCCGACCTCGCGCATTCGCTCCAGTTGATGACGACGCAGCTGGAGACCGTGCAGGGATTGGTCGAAGCGCACCAAGCGCAGCTCGACCGTGTGCATGATGCGCAAGCGCAGCTCGCCGCGCAGCAGCACGCGAGGGTGCAGGCGCAGACACCGCCGCCGATGGACCCGAACGCCACGCCGTCTGCGGAGCCTGAGGCGTGAAGACGAGCGCCGTCCGCGATCCGCGCACGGGTATCTATCGCGCATGGCCGTGGACATTGCCGCTGATCCTGACGGTCTGTCGCGCGTGCGGGCATCCAATGGCCGTGGTGAGCGCGGCGGCATCAGAGGCGGCGGTCTGGGACCATGTGAGTGCGGTGCATCTCGGAGGACAGCATGCCAGCGAAAAGCAAAGCCCAACGGAACCTGATGGCGGCAGCCGAGCACGGGGCGACGTTCCCGGCCGCGAAGGCCATTCGGCAGTCGATGACCTATGAGCAAATGCATGACTTTGCGGCGACGTCCGCCAAGACACTGCCGACGTCTGTGAAGCCTGCGTCGGGCTCGCCCGCGCACGTCCGCGGTGACCATCCGCACCGGAACCTTGGAAAATACTTGCACGATCGGAAGAAATAGCGGACACTCAGCGGCAGCGACTGATTGCCGCCGCTGAATACGTTACGAGATCGATCGATTCTTTGACGGAATATCTAGGGCCTGCAGCCCGAATTGCAGTCTAGTCAACTGCTGATATTTCTCCAAGACTCACGCGACTGACGGCGCGTTGCGCTGGGACAACCTCCCAGAGTGCAATGCGCCGTTTTTCGTGGTGGGTGACTCAGAACCTTATGGACCCAGAACTCCCCGACGTCGCCGCGGACCCGTCATCCGCCTCAGAGCCCGTCATTGAGCCCACGCTCGGCACGGGCCCGAAGAAATCCATCAGCGAGATGAGTCCGGAGGAACGCCACGCCTGGCGGAAATCCGGCAAAGTTCCGGACGCGACAGCCGCTTCGTCCACGGCCACGGCTGACCAGCCCGCGGGAACGCCCGCGATATCGGACCCGGCCTCGGAACCGGCCCCCAACGATCCCGACTACAAACCGAAGACCGCGGCGCGCATCAAGGCCCTGCTGGCTGAGAACCAGCGGCTGCGTGACACCGCCGCGATGCCCCCGGCCTCTCGTGCGCCTGCCGCTTCGCAACCGGCCCCGGTGGTCACATCGCTCGTGAAACCCGACCCCGAGAAATTCACCTACGGCACGGCCGACCCGGACTACCTCGAAGCGCTCACCGATTACAAGGTGGCCGTCAACGAAGAACGCCGCGCGAAGGACGAGCACGAGGCCGTGCGGAAACGTCAGACCGACGACGCCATCGCCGACATCAATCGATCGTGGATGGAACGGCGCACAGCGGCCGAGGCCCACTATCCCGACTTCAAAGACGTGGCCTTGGCGCCGTTCAAGCCAGGCTACGAGATTGCGGTCGGGTCGGTGATTGATGCATGGATTCTCGAATCGGAACACGGTGCGGATGTGCTCTACGCCTTACAGAAAACCCCGACCGAGATTCGTCGGATCAATGCCCTCAAACCCCTGCCCGCGGCCCGCGAGCTCGCGAAGCTGGAAGAGACGGCCTTGGCGGCGCGTGCGGTCAAAACCTTAAGCACGGCGCCCGACCCTGGCCCGTCGATCGGGGTGCGCGCGGGCGATCCCGCGAGTCCCGTTCAACGTGCGATTAAGAAGGGTGATGCCGGCAGCTACATTCGCGAGAAAAACCGCGAAGCGCTGGCGGCGCGTGCTTCCCGACGAGGACACTAAGTGGCGACACAACCCAATCTCATCGAAGTGACTGACTGGCTGTCGATGGAAGCTCTCCGGTTGCTCACGAATGCGCTCGAAGTCGCACCGTGCTTCAACAGCGACTATGACGACCAGCTCGACATGGAATTCCCAGTCGGCAAGACGTTCCGCGTCCCGCTGCCCGACAACTTCCTCATCCGCAACGGCCTGCAGTATACGCCGCAGTCCATTGTGGATCGGCACACCGATGTCTCGTGCGATCAGATCCACGGCATCGACTTCGAGTGGGACACCGTCGAAGGTGCGCTGACCATGCCGCGCACGGAAGAGCGCATCCGCAAGAAGGTGCTCATCCCGGCGATGAAGAAGCAACGACAGGAGATCGACTCGCGTGCGGCGAACTTCGCCATGCTGAACACGCCGAATGCGGTCGGCATCCTCGGCACGTCCCCGACGGACTTCGATGCCATCTACGGCGCGGCCGACGAGCGGCTGACCGTGCTGGCGGGCAATTCCGAAGACAAGACGATGCTGCTGTCGCCGGGGATGGCGCGGTCGCTGCGCAAGTCGGCCGTGAGCTATTTCAACCCGACCGACGAGATCGCGGCGATGTTCAAGAAAGGCTACATCGGCGAGGTGACCGGCTTCGGCCAGTCGTATCAGTCGATGTCGCTGTATCAGACGACGTCGGACCTGTGGCAGGGCACGGTCGAAGTCAACACGACGCTCACGGCCGATGCCTCGTCGATGCTGCTGACCGTGACGAGCGGCGACACGTTCACGCAGGGCACGCCGTATGTCATCGCGGACGTGTATGACGTCAATCCCATGACGCTGCGATCCACGGGGAACCTGAAGAACTTCGTCGTGACCGACAGCATCACGGCCACGGGCGGCACGGTGACGGTGAACTTCTATCCCGGCATCGTGGGGCCCGGCTCGCCGTATCAGAACGTCAGCGCCTATCCGGTCGCGGGCGCGGACCTGACGCAGTATTACGGCACGGTCGGCGTCAATGCCGGCACCAAGATCGGCGTCAACGGCCTCGCCATCACGAAGGATGCGTTCGCCCTCGTCGGCGTCAAGCTCCAGAATCCAAAAGCTGAGAGCGCGCAAATCGTCTCACAGGCACAGGACCCGGAAACGGGCGTGGCCGTCGCGTTTCTCCGGATGTTCGACCCAGTGTCGCGCAAGTGGATCAACCGCTTCGACTCGTGTTATGGCTTCGGACGGCTCTGGGCCGACCATTGCAGTATTCGTGTTCTTGGTCTGAACTAGTGGTTGCGAAGCTTCACCGGTTCAGTCAGCGCGCGTTCGATCGACCATCCATCACGGATGCGTTGCCCTATTCGATCGCGTGTAAAACCAAGCTGTCGTTCCCATTGAGCGACAGTCATCGATTGGCCGTTGAAACTTACAACTCTATTTCTGCGAACGTTGTTGTGTTGTGCGAGACGCATCGCCCATCGGCAATTGTCCGGTTCATAGCCGCGATCGTTGTCGATGCGATCCAGGGTGCTGTCCATTGGTCGCGGACCCATATCGGTGTAGAACGCCGAGAAGGAATGCAGCCAGCGGTCGCACACCGTGATTCCTCGTCCGCCGTAGTTTTCGTAGGCGGTGTGATGCGGATCGAAGCAGCGTTGTTTCATACTGTGCCACGAGTTGTATTCAGGAGAGTCCGTGAGTCCGTGCGTGCGATTGCGCGCGGCGACATCATCTTTCTGAAAACAGCCACACGACCGCGTGATGCCTTGCAGCAGATTGCTGGCTATGATCAATACCTCACGGCCACAGGCACATTGACAGGTCCATTGCGCCCGAGCTGGCGGTCGAGAAATCCGTTTCAGTGCTATCAATCGTCCGAAGCGTTGTCCCGTGAGGTCGATTGGCGGCCGTCCATTCATTCAGCAAGTTTAGCATAGGGTGACAGTAAAGTCATGACCATCAAGCGCTCATTTCTCGTGCTTCTCGGCCTCTTGCTGACCATCAGCGCGCTGGTGCCCGCGGTCGGCGCGCAGCAGGCCTTCACCGCGACGACCCTGAACGGTGCCATTACGACGCCGATCAGCAACCCCGGCTCAAGCATCCCGACGCAGACCGTCGTGCTGACGTCAGGCACGGGCGTGACGACCTCGACGCTGCTCTACGTCGATCGGGAATTGATGCAAGTGACGAGCATCGCGAACTCGCCTCGGTTTACGGTGATTCGCGGCGTGTTCGGCACCATTATCAGTTCGCACGCGACGTTGGCGCCGGTCAAGATCGGGCCGCCGCAGTTCTTCGGCAGTTCGGACAAGTCCGGATCCTGCACGGCGACCGCGGAACTGATTCTGCCCTACATCAATGTGAATACGGGCGCGCAGTTCGCGTGCACCAATTCGACGTGGGTGCGGTCGCCGTTCTTCACCACCTGTGGCACGGTGGCCGCGTGTTCGGCGACCAATGTCAGCGGCACGGTGAAAATCGTGAGCGGCACGGTGGCGTTGGCCTCGGCCTCGCCCTCGGTGGCGACGGTGACCGGTATGACGCCGGCCTTCACGTCGAGCAGCACGTATGTCTGCGCGGCGACGCCGGTCGGTGCGGATGCGACCATTGCCGGCAACGGCGTGGCTGTGACCAATGTCAGCGGCACCTCATTTACGCTGACTGGGCCGAATACCGTGACGACGGTTATCAACTACGTGTGCATCGGCACCTAGCCATCAGGGACGGCCTTCAGGTCGTCCCGTTTTCAAGGAGCCGCCATGCGATTGTTGTATTCAGGTCCATCCGATGACACGGCGTTCGTCAAGCGCGTGGAGGACGAGGACATTGACGCCGCGCTGGCCAACGGGTGGCGCGTGCGACGCGTGATCGACACACCGACCGAGATCGAACCGACGAGCGACCGCAACCCCGACCCCGCGATCGCGGACGGGGAGTCACGGCCAGAAGATTCCGAGCCCGACACTTCCAGACCCGCGAAAGGCGGCAAAAAGCGATGAGAAACAATTCCGGCACCACCGTCGGGGCCTTCACCGGCCAGACCCTGCAGGCGATTCAGACCGCGCTCAACGGCCTTGGGGCCGGCGTCTTCACGACAGGCAACATCTATGTGCTGGACCCGTTGAACGGATCGGACTTCAGCGGCGACGGCAGCTTCGACAAGCCGGTGCAGACACTCGCCGCCGCCTATGCGCTATGCGTCACCGGCAACAATGACGTCGTGCTGCTGGTCGGCAATGGCTTGACCACGGCGACGGCGCGGCTGTCGGCCGGCTTCACCTGGGCGAAGAACGCCACGCATCTGATCGGTATGGCGGCGCCGGTGATGGTGTCTCAGCGCGCGCGCATCGCGCCGACGACGGCGGTCATCGCCTTCACGCCGTTCTTCACCGTGAGCGGCAACGGATGCGTCTTCCAGAACATTCAGTGGTTCATGGGCTTCGCACTCGGCATCGCCAATCAGATCGGGATGGTGGTCAGCGGTGGGCGAAACTTCTTCAAGAACTGCTCCATTCAAGGCATCGTGGACGATGACTCGGTGTCGGGCGATTCGGCAGGCTCGCGCTCGCTGAAGATCACGAGCACGGGTGAGAACGTCTTCGAGGATTGCACCATCGGTGCCGATACCCGCGCGCGAAGCACGTCGAACGCGACGCTGGAGTTTGCGGCCGGCACCGCACGCAATGTATTCCGCCGCTGCATCTTCCCGTTCTTCACCGATAACGCAGGCGTGCTCGGCATTGTGGCGACAGGGAATGCGTCGATGGACCGGTGGCAGACCTTCGAAGACTGCCAATTCATCAACGCGGTGAAGTCCACCTCCACGACGATGACCGTGCTCGCGAGCTGCACGACGGCCTCACCGGGCGGGATGTTGCTGTTCAACACCCCGACGGTGCTCGTCGGGATCACGGACTACGGCGATGCGAACGCATTGTCGAACAGCTTTATTCGACAGTCTGGCGCATCGGCGGCGACTGAAGGTATTGCGATCGCTCCGTCGTGAGATAGGGCTGATGCAATCGGGGCGCTGGCGCTGCGGCGCGGCGCTCCGTCATACTTCAAGGCCATGATTGTTCCCGTACTCACCACGATCCGCGAGGCCTTTCAGGAGCTGAACGTGTTTCAGCCTGGGCAGAGTGTTCCTGCGCCGCAATCCGACCTCGCGCTCTCGAAAGCGAACCAGATCCTTAACAACTGGAACGCCGAGCGCGCGAAGGTGTGGGCAGAAGTGTTTTCGC